ATTGGATAGCCTTGAGCTGAAACAGCTAAAGCTGATACAGCACAGTTTTGTGAAGGAAGTCCAATGGTATATGAACCTGACGCAGTTCCTGAAGATTCTCTAAAGCCTCCAGCTCCTCCACCACCACCACCATTAGGATTTGATGAAGGTCCACCACCGCCACCACCAGCTATTACCATATAATCAACTGTATTTGATCCACCTGAATTACCCGCACAAGAAACTGTAAAAGTTCCTGGTCCTGTAAAAGTGTGAATTTTATAATCGCCACAACAAGTAATTGTTCCACCTGTTGCTGTAATATATTGTGCTCCTGGTGCTTCTGATTGTAAACCAGAATCTGTTACTAACCAACCTTGTGTTGAATCTATAAAAACTAATGTAACGGCTATACCTTCTGTTGATAAAGTTGCATCAGTAGTGCCATCTCCACCAATTTTATCAGAACCATTTGGAGCTACTGTTACCGCATTTGTATCAAAAGTTCCTGCATAATCTTTTATTGCAACAACAGCTCCTGCTGTTCCTGCTGGTAAATTAACTGTTACTGCTCCACCTGTTGTATTTACAAAATATCCTTCACCAGCAACTGCTGTGAAAGTTGATGTCTTAACTGTTGTTACCCAAGACGCTGAACCTGTTGCACCAAAGTTTACTGCTGTACCTTGGTTATTAATTGTTGCACCTGAAGGAATTGTGAACGTATCGCCACTATCCCCTAGTGTGACTGTACCACACGCTGTTCTTGGACTAATTTTATTTACTTTTACTTCACTCATAATTTACCTATTGAAATTTGTACCTTATTATTACTATTCCACTACCACCATTTTTTCTAGCAGAATATCCACCACCAGCTCCACCTCCAGTATTAGCGGTGCCGTTTGTGGCTGAAGAACAAGATGGGTATTGACCACCATTTCCTCCACCACCAGGTCCACCATTTCCTGCTGGATTGCCTTCAGTTCCTCCGCCTCCACCACCTGCTCTTGCTGTTGGAGTTGCATTAATTGAAGAAGTAGCACCATTACCACCATTACCACTACAAGCACCACTACAACCAACTGTAAGTGCTCCACCTCCACCACCACCTCTTTGATCCGAACCACCTCCATAACCTGTTCCACCATTACTTCCTTGAGGAGGACTTACAGGTGGTGTATTTCCTGATCCTCCAGGATTACTACCTTGTGTACCACCACCACCAGAACCACCAGGACCTCCAGCAGGATTACCTGATGCTCCACCTCCTGTAGATGTTATTGTTGAAAAAACTGAATTTGAACCTTTTGCTGCAGCAAGTGATGGTCCTGGAGATCCACCAGCTCCAACTGTTATTGGAAATGATGTTGCTGTAACTGTTATTCTATTTGGTGCGGATGGATATCCATCTAATGGACTTGCTGTGTAAGGTGTTACAGGATTTTTAACTTCTCTATAACCACCCCCACCTGCACCACCAGCGTTATCTACTCCTCCTCCACCACCACCAGCAAGAACTAAATAAGATACTATATTATTTGCAGAAGAAGTTGCTGTTTCTGAAACAGTAAAAGTGCCTGGACCTGTGAATGTATGAATTTTACAATTACCAGAAGTTGTAATTGTTCCACCAGTTGCTGTCATAAAATTTTCTCCGATAAAACCTGTACCTTCTTCTACTGATTTCCAACCTTGTGTGCCATCAACATATACAAGAGACATACTTGTATGACTTGTATTTATTGCTTTGTCTGCTGAAGCTCCATCTAAATTAGATCCATTCCTAGCAATCGTTAAATTATTTGTTGCAAATGTACCTGCGTAATCTTTAAATGCCACAATATCTCCAGCGCTTGGAGAGGCTGGGAGAGTTAAAGTTATTACTCCAGAAGTAGTATTTACAAAATATCCATTTCCTGAAACTGCTGTAAATGATGCTGTTTTAGCTGTGGTATCCCAGTCTACTGTTCCTGTTCTACCAAAACCTGATTGAGTAGCGCCGCACGCAAGTGTAACTGCTGTGCCTGATCCACCTAAAGTTAAGGTTGAACCACTTTGTTTATCTATTGCATCTACTTCTATTTTTGACATTATACTATTACTAAAGTCCCTGTTACTGTTACTGTACCAGGTATAGTGATAGGTCCTGCAAGAACACCGTTCTCAACAGTTTGTGTGCCATCAATCGTACCTGCTTGATTTGGTATAAATTCGTTTGGAGCCGTTCCGCCTCCGATGTATTGGATTCCATTTACTATTGCCGTCATAATTCCTCCTATGTACTAATACTGTCAATAAATGATGTAACTATATCTAAAGACGAAGCGGTATCGCTTTGTGCTTTAAGAGTATCACCACTTTCTAAAACAATTTTTGCACCACCTTGAATTAGTTCGATTGCAGAGTTTGGTGGAACGCTAACTTCTTTTGCAATGAAGTGATCGTTTCCGCCATTTACAATCTGACAACTAGCCAAAACAGTTGAAGCTGTAGTATTACAGATTCTGATACCAATAACAGCATCAAAGTCTCCACCAGTAACTAAAGTGACTGGTGCTGTACCAACGTTTCTTTGTAAATTGTTTCTAAAATTTTGTGCCATATTTTTTTCCTATTTATAATGCAACCGCCATTGCTAATGCAAAGCCAGCTGACGCTGCTCCTACTGGTGTTCCTGTTGCGTCCAGGTAAACCGATTTACTTGCTGGTAAAGTACAGAATACATCTTTTGTACCTGAAGCAAAGTTAACAGCTGCATCTGAATTAGAACTGGAGATAACTGTAGTTCTAGTTAGATTTGCACTTGACCCATCTAATGTTCCAAGTCCAACTTCAAACTCTGTTGTACCTTGATTAAAGATACAATAGTAAGTCGTATTGCTGTTTCCTATTCCTTGTGCAAAAGTTTCAAAACCAGTTACTGCTGCTCCAAGTGCCATTGCACCTGTACCAGTAGTTGTGCTTGTTACTTTTACTCTGTCGTTTATTACCAACGCCATAAATTTTCTCCTTAACTCATACTAATAATTGCATTAGCAGGTGTAGCAGGATCAGGAAACGTAATAGTAAAAGTACCATTCGTTGCTGTCTTGTTACCCAAAAAATCTAAAACCACTACTAATCTATTTGCTGTCCCATCAACTGTATCTGTATTGTAAATCGCTGCAAAAGCTGCAGTGAAAGATGCTGAAGTATAACTTACATTATCAAAGTCAACTGAAGCAACTGCTGTTGAAGAAGCAACTCCAAGTCTTGTTAATGCTTTTACAGAATAGTTAGTACCACCTGTTGTATCTACTTCACCGTTACCTGTTCCTAACAAGGCAACCGTCGATGCTGTTGAATAAGGATTAGTTGTATATAAAGATAGACTAAAGTTGTTTCCACCCGAAGCTTTAAAATTATGATTAGCTTCGAATAGAGCACCTCTAAAACTATTTGGTATTATATTTGCCATATTCTTTTATCTCCTTAATTACTTGATGGTGGTTTAACGTTAAGTTGAGCGCGAACTTCACCATCTTGATATTCGTCTCTGCGTCTATTACCGATTTGCTCGATAGCGTACGATTCTAATGCTTGTGTATAAGCTTGTTGGTAGTATTGTAACATATCCTGTGGGCCTTTCAAGTACGCATATGTATTTACCAGACAAGCATACAAAAGTAAATCTTGATATTTGTTTGACAAATAAGTGCCTGCTGTAGCCGGAGCAGGAGTACTTGTAGTATCTGTAATAGTTTCTGGCTCTCTGTCATAACACAAAGTAATATCGTAGTTTTTATCAGGAGTAGGAGCTAATACCCAAAATTCTTCATCCCAATTAGCATAGTATTTAGGAATATCTACAGCCTGAAGTTCCAGGTGTAGAATAATATTCGGCTATAAAACTTGTGTCTCTTTGTTCTAAATATACTTGATTTCCAGCTTTGTCTTTAAGTTGAGCGTATCTAATAAATCTTAAATCAGCAGGAATTGTTACATATCTATTTCCTATAATGGTTTGAGAGGTTGCATAAAATACACTTTGGTCAGTATCTATTTGTCTATAAATAGAATTTTCTGCGTTTACAATAATTGTATTTAAAACAGAATCAGTTAAAACTTTTGGAGTTGTTGATCCATTATCTACTTCTGTATATCCTCTAATATCAGTTCTTAAATTATCTAAAGTGTATGTCATTATCCGTTTACTACCTCAAGTGTTACTGGTCCTGCTGAACAATTTTCTCCACCACCTTTTACTCCGTGCAAAGTAGCATTATCTGCACTTTGAAAATAAAAATAATTTATAGGATTAGTTAGCACATCATTAGTGGTACTACCAGTAACAATTCCATATTTATCTATTTGTCCTAATTGAATTGTAAAACCGTTTGTTGAATCAATATCACTTACGCCAGCAAATGTAGGTATGTTTGCAAACTGTTGTAAATTTGCAGTATCATCACTATCACCACCTGGTCCAGCAGTAATTACTTCTGGTGGTCCTCTAAATCTTACAATTGAACCAGCTGCTCTTTGATGATCTTCTGAATAAACATTTATATAAGTATTACCATCAACACTATTAATAATAGTTTCAAAAGGATTATTATCTAAAAGTATTAAACTTGAAACGGATGCAGGTTGTGGTCTTGGATTAAATAAAGCTTGTGGATCACTTCCTACGGGTTTTGGTTCAAGTTGTGGTTGCTTTGCTTCAAACTCTGAATAGTGAACTAAAGAACCATTCCATTCTCTAACCATTTCTGAATAAGGAAATCTTAATCCTGATCTATCAGAAATTGCTAATGCGTGTTTACCTGATGCATATCCTCCGCCAGCCATTATACTCCATCTCCATAAAATGTTTGTGGTGAAATGAAAGTAGAGGTTCCTTGATTGTCTGCATCAAGTGCTCTTAACAATTCACTTTCATATCTTCTTTCTAATTCCTGACTTCTGTCTGGTGAATATTTTAAACTTAAATAATAAGCTAGTCCAGACATCATACAAGGATAGAATCTATTTACGACATCAGAAGTATTATTATATGCTCCAACATCTTGAATTTTAGATAAATAATAAAAACAAAATTGAAAACTACTTGGTGTAGTTGTACTTGAAACACTTGAACTTGGTGTTGTATATAAAAATACACTTGGGTTTAATTTTCTTTCTACATAGTATTGTGAAGGTGTACCTTTTGCTAATTTATTTGGTGTAGCAGAATAAGCAGATCTATCTATCTTTGTAAGTGATACATCTACTGGTGCTGTTGTAGTAGAATTATTTCTATAATACGCTTCTAATACTGAATCTATATCATTAGGAAAATTTGTTGAATCACTTGCAAAATTATATTCTGCTTGACCTTCTACTAATGGCACTTTTGCTAATTTTACTTTCCATAAATGAACACCTCTATTACCCCACTCTTGAAACATTATATTTAAAGATCTTCTTGCGGATCTTAATTGATAACCTGTTCTAGTCCCTTTTACACCTGTTCTTTCAAAAGCTTCTTCTATTACTTCGTCAATTTGAGGATTGAATTCTGTAGTTTCAGAAGTTGGTGAAATAGTTTGTGCAGTATTACCCATACCTGCGTGTGCAGTACAGTAATAAAATAATAACGGAGCGCCTGTTGTTCTAACCGGTGCTACATTAATTGTAGTATTTGCTCCTGCATTTCCAGGTACTCCAGTTGTAGTTACACCTGTAGTGTAAGGTGCTGCTGGACTATTATTAGCATTTGTAGAAAATGCTATAGTGTGTGTAGCATTAGTAGTATCTGATTGATCGAAGATATATGTATTACCTTCTTGTAGATATAGAACAGGGGCTAACTCTCCGTTAATATAATATTTATTACCGGTACCGTATTGAGTAGTACCCGTTGCTACGGTTACTGTATAAGTTATTGTAGCCACAATTTATTCCTACGTAAATGTTATCGTAACACCAGGTGTTGCAGTTAAATCTAAATAAACTCCATCTTCAAATAAAATTCCAGAACCAGGAACATAAAAATCTATTCCTTCATCTCCGAATTTAAATGTAGCGATTGTAGTTCCAGCTGCTCCACCAGATTTAAAAATTATACTAGAACTTGCTGCACCTTCTGCTTGAATGCCTGTTATTCTAGCTCTTTGTCCTGTAGGAACCATTTGTCCATCTGCTACAGCGTGGGCTACTAATTGGTCACTTGTATATCCTGACATATTTTCTCCTTAAATTTTGTGTGGGCCGAAGCCCACACTTAATTAATTATTATACTGCTGTTGCGTCTGATAAGTTGTTAGCTTGAACATACGTAAACGTAACAGTTACTTGACCTGTAGTTGCAGTACCACCTGCAGATATAAGAGTCGCTGTAATTTGTGTATCAGAACCAAATCTATCAGCTTCATCTAAAGCAGCGTCAGCTATTGAAGAAGTTTCTCCTAAAGCTTTAACGTTAGTGTTAGCTATTAAGTATTGAGCTGTTCCTGTTTTTCCTACAGATACAGTTGCTGTTCCACTCGCATTACTTACTATTGCCACTCTAATTGTAGTTGTAAGTAGTTGTGAGTTTTTTGGTATTACACCTACGTTGTAAGTAGTTGTTCCTACTACGACTGCTGCATCAATCATAATTGATTGAGACATAACAACTTGACCTGTATTTCTTACATCATCGCCAAGTGTTGTTCCTGTTGTATTTGAGATCGTTCCCGCTTTTATCGGTCCCGAAAATGTAGTTGTTGCCATATTAATATCCTCCTAGATATCTGAATACTGTCCCTAGGGTTGTCGACTATACGCGTCAGCATTCATCATTTATTAAATGTATAGTGATTAATTTATACACTAGTTTTTAATAGAGCGCAAGAGAGCCTACGGTATATGTGTGATTTTTAAATGTAGCTTTTAATTAAGTAGCTACAGAAACTTCTGGAGTAGAACCTTCTACATTGTTCTGTCTGTGAGCAATGGCTGCTTCTTCTAACTTGATTTTTGTGATGATTTCTTTTACCTTATCATCGATTCTCACCATTTCAAGAGTGTATCTGTTATTATCCAGATGCTCCTGTTCCCACTTCAACTCCAAGGACCTTTTTGCTTTGTATAGGTCTTGTATCATAAGTAACCTCCTCATAGGTTATTCTGTTTAACGGAGAAAACATTCCCGTTCTTTCCCAGATAATATCATTTTGTCCTAGTTTGTCAACTATTGCTTTTTCCAATGAGGTTGGATTGTCATCAGACTCCACTTCAAATTTTCCGTGGTAGTCGTAAGCCCATATATTTACTAGGAATTTCTTCATTTTTTCACCTTATTTAATAAAAAGGGCCGAATTGTGTTCGGCCCTTTTAAAATTATTGATTATGTTGCGTTTGAACCAAAGATACCTCTTGGATCAGAAAATCCAAATACATATCTTTCTCTCGCTTTGTATCTAACATTACCAGTATCGAAATCACCTTCCATAGAAGTTTTGATAGGTGATCTGCTGAAGTGTTTTAGACCATTAGGCACATCAGTTTTAATGAAGAATTTCTTCGCAGCAGTTAAGTAGTTGTTCACTACGTATCCACCAGAGATCATTCCCATATTTTTGATTGCGTTAATGTCATTATCAGCAGTGCCTGTTCTACCAGCAGAATTCATAAGTCTGTCAGCAGTAAATTGAAGAGCTGAAGGAATTACTAATTTAACTCCTTGCGCTGCAATTTTTAGGCCTCTTTCATCAGTAAGAGCCGCGATGTCAATCAACGACTGTTCTAATGAAGTTTCATTTAACTCAGCTGCTACTGCTAACTCGTTTCTAAATGTTCCTGCTAAAGTAGGATGGTCATCAGCACAAAGTGCTTTTCCATCTCCACCAGCAAAATTTGCATCGAACGCGTTGTTTAGTACTGCTGCGCCTTTGATATTCTTAGTAGACGCCATAGATCTTGCTAAAGCTTTTGTATATCTAGACGCAAGTCTGTCATACAAGTTATCTTCGATAGCTTCTTCTGTAATAGCGAATGCTAATGCAATCGTTTCGTTAGTATAACGAGCTGTGAAAGTTTCTTGTGCATCGTCAAAAGTTACACCCTGTCCTTCAGGTTTAACGTTTGCATTTGCGAAACCAGCTAACATTACTTCCTCTTCGAAAGCTCTGTCTGATGATTCAGTGTCAAAAATTTCTGCCCACTGCTCGCCGTATTGTTTGTATTCAAGTCCAAATAGTGCATTCAGACCTGGCTCTAGTTCTTTAACTAGTTGTGCTCTTGATATTGCCATAATTTATATACTCCTATTTAGATTATGCGTATAAACCAGCGCCGCCAGCGATCGCAACAATAACATTTCCACCTGCAATAGTGAAATCTTTATTATCTTGATCATTGCCGTAAGCAACTAATTTAAACATTCCCGTTGTAGCAGCTGAACCAACATCTAACGTAGTGATCGATTGACCATCTTTGTTTTCTGTCGCTGTGTAATTATTTACGTTGAAGTTGTCTGCGCTACCGATTAGGGTTTGAGCAACAGCTGCATCCGCTTTAATTTCATACTGTTGAAACGGGTTGTTGATTATGAACGCTTCAATTTCATTTGAACCGTTGTTATAGTTTTTAGATGTAGTTTGACCTGCAACAATGTTATTGCTGAAAGTAGGTTTTCCTGATGCATCTATAAAAAATGCGCCATTGAACACACCTGTTAATAATGCGTCTGCATTATTAGCCCAGTTTGT